TGGGACGTGTACCTTGGGATCAATTTATAGAATGGTTAGGTGAAAAAGGGGCGTAGTTTAACTACCTACCTCTTTAATAAGCCTCTTCAGATACCACTCAGCCTTACGTAGGTCCTCATCAGGCTTTCTTTTGTAACCGTACCTCCACTGGTACTTGAGTGCGTTACCTTTGAGGTAACCATTGAACTCCTCCTTTGTCATGCTGGCCTGTATAGCATCAATACACTCAATGCCATGCTCATTGTGGTTGTAGTGTGTTGGATGATTAACCACATCTTCTTTGTAATTATCTTTTAAGTTCTTAAGTGTTTCGTATCTCATACCCGGTCCTCCACATTTACATATATAAGTATGTTTATCAAGTACATAAGTACCCACATCACCGCATAGTACACAATCAGCCACAACTTTTATCTCCTGTGCTAGGGTCAATGAAACAAGCAGCGCCTTCTTCATCCTCTACAACTTTGTTTAGTACACCAAAACGTTTGCCAGCTGAACGGAAGGTAGTGATACCTTTACATCCAGACTTCCAAGCATCAACGTACAGCCCCTTAAAGTCCTCCCATACCACATCATCACCCACATTGCAAGTCTTAGATACAGCTGAGTCAACATGTTTCTGTGCAGTAGAGAGGACATTCAAGTGTTCGTTCATTGTTACTTGTTCCGATATTTTTCCTTCGATACCATAGTTAGAATAAGCATAGTCAGGTACGCTAACAATTTCTACTCCTTCATCTAAGTTAATAGTACGTTGTGTTTCTAAAGCAAACACTGGTTCAATCCCACTACTTACATTGTCTGCTGTTAAAGATATTGTACCAGCTGGGGCTATAGAAATCAAGTGTGAATTTCGTAGTCCATACTTACCAACCACCTCTCTGGTTATAAGATCAAGTCCTTTTATAAAGGGTGAGTTATGGTATGACCTAGCATCGTAAGCAGGGAAGACTCCTTTCTCTATAGCCAGCTCAGCTGAGTACATGTACGCTGTGTTCTTAAGCACAGACATTACTTCATCTAAGAACTCAATGCTACGCTCACTACCGTACTCCATCCCTAGTATCTCTGAAGCATTAGCAAAGCCTGTGATACCCATACCTATCCTACGTTTGTTTCTGGCCTCAGACTCTTGCTCTGGTAGTGGGAAGATAGTACGATCAATAACATTATCCATAGCACGTACTACATGAGGAATGTCTTGTTTAAATTGATTCCAGTTAAAGGTTCTGTCGTGCATATCTCCATCTATAATGTCTCTGTCTTTGATGTACTTAACTAGGTTAAAGCTACCAAGTAGACAAGCACCATAGGGCGGCAAAGGTTGCTCACCACATGGGTTAGTAGCAGCTATGTACTCACAGTACCTAAGGTTGTTCTGCTCATTGATAGTGTCAATGAACAACACACCCGGCTCAGCCCACTCCCATGTAGCCCTCATGATCTCATCCCACAAGGCAGAAGGATCAATAGTATCTACTACCTTACCTTCCCATACCAGATCAAAGGCTTCATCATTCTCTAGTGCTTCCATGAACGCATCAGTCACAGCCACAGAGATGTTAAAGTTCTTTAGTCTTCCATCGTTTTGTTTTGCCCTGATGAACTCTTCGATATCCGGGTGATCAACCCTGAGTACACCCATCTGAGCACCTCTACGATTACCCGCAGAGGATACAGTATTACAGACAGCATCATAGATATCCATAAAAGACACAGCTCCACTAGCCTTTGACCCAAGGGTTTGGATAGGTGCTCCTCTATATCGAAGAGTGCTGAAGTCGTAGCCAATCCCACCACCTTTACGCATCGTCTTAAAGGCGTTAGTAGCACCATCCATGATGCCTTCAGTGGAGTCACTAATGGTTTGAGAAACAAAACAATTGAACGCCGTTGTCTTTCTAGGGCTACCAATAGCCGCTTGAACCCTACCCGCTGGTAAGAATCTTTGGTCCAAGAAAATATTTTTAATCTTTTCACGGTGCTCTTCTCCATCATTAAGACCTCCTGCTAAACGTGTCATTGCTTCATAGAAAGACTCGTTAGGCCCTCTATATTTTTCTTTATGTATCTGCTCACTAATCTGTAGTGTTGGTCCGTAGTTCATTCTTCATGTCCTTCATAGTCTAAGTCAGTCAACACATCAGAAAATAAATCAGGATCATCTTGTACTCTATCCCAAAACATATCAAGTATTGATCTTGCATCAAGCCCTAGTATTTCTACAATATCATGGCGATCATAGTGTAAACACAGGCGGTCTAGTAACTCTTCATCGGTTATGATAAGACCATTTAGCATTACTTATACTCCTGCTTAAGTCTAAGCATACTGATGAACTCTGGATCATACGTTCCTTCGTTCACGTTTCGTTTTACTATCACGCCTCTCCACCATAGTTCATTAGCTTCTCCTGCAAAGTCAGCAAAGTAATCTTGAAAGACTCCAGCCATTAACCCTTGTATACGAGAGCCATCAGCTTTAGTACGAGTAGCATAGTCAAGAGTATGTAAGTGTCCAGATGTACATGACTGATACTGTTTAACTAGAAGAGAATAAGCAGGATGCTCTCCACTAATTGCTCTACCCATCACACCACTAGTATGGTAGTGAGCATAAGCAATACCATCAATGACCTTGATGCCGGGGGTAGCTCCACGATAAGGAACAAACTCCCATCCAAACTTTTTATATTGTAAGTCTTCTATGCCAATGATACCGTCAAGCTTAGCTGCATCAGTAGATATAGCTCTGCTGATACGATGTTCATGGTTCCCTTCTAACATGTACATTTTAGGTCTACGTTTTTTAGCTTTCTTTAAAGGGGCAAACAACTTTTCTTGTGCATCTATTGTAGCATTAACATCGTCTTTGTAACGTCTACCTTCAAAGCCTTGAGTACCTTTGTCGTAGCTACATAGGCTGGGTAAGTCTGCCATGTCTCCTAGGCAGATTACTTTGTCAGGTTTAAGATCCAGTATCAGCTTACCCAGATATTCAAAGCGTTTGTTATCGTAGTCTGGGTGTGCATGAGGATCAGGTATAACTAAATGCATCATCTCAGTGCTCCTTAGGTATGAATTTAATCCCAGCTATCTGGGCATTATAGTATAAACGGAAGTCTTCATCAAGTCTTTTAGTCAACACATCACGTTTATGTTGGGTGTTTGCTTCACCATAGACAAGACCTCCTCTTGTTTTATAGTTCTTAAGTATCTTAAACTCAAAAGTTTTTGCTCCACACATCTTAATATCTTCTTTAACGTACTTAGAACTGGACTGATAGTACTGCCAGTCTGACTGTCTGTCTTGTTTACGTTTCTTCCAGACATGGTATTGCTTCTTACCCACATACATCCTTCCATTGTTAAGGTTTGTAATCAGGTAAACAAACCCAAAGTATTTTTTAGGATTAGGTTTCACACCTACCCAGTGGTGGTTAATTGGCTTTGCCAAGGTCTTCCCCTTCAGAGCAATACCAAATAAATCTACCCCAAGCATCGTGAGCCTCATCAACTAAGTGCTTACCTTTCTTATCTGACTTTACATTAAACACATAGTTAAGTATAAACATTTCTTTTTCTTCACTACCATCATACATTTCTAGGCTCCCTTAAGATCCATAGTAGCTCTTTGTTTTCAGCATACCTTTCTACAGATTTACCTTTAAATTCTGACTTGTACTTACGCATAATAGTTGCTTCCATTTCTTCAGTACTTTTATTAACAAGAAGTTTATGCGCTGTCTTATCTCCAATACCATGTATCCCTATTATATTATCAACTCTATCTCCTGTCAACATCTGTTTATAGAAAAAGAAATCAGACTGTTCAACAGTGGTGAAGTACTTATGTTGTTTACGAAAGTTATAGTGCCAACCCGGAATCATATCAAGGTCTTTGTCTATGGTACATATGATAGGTGTATCTTTCTTAGAAATATTTTTATTTTTATTTATAGAACACTGAGCTATACCCATAGCATCATCAGCTTCCATACCATCTATTACTTTAGCATCCCATTGCTTTATTAGATAGTCAATGATAGCCTGATAGTGTACAGGTTTATGATCAGGGTCTCTGTTACCTTTGTATACATGACTTACACCTGTCTCATGGCGGTAGTTGCCCTTACCTGTTAGGTAGATACTCCCATCATGGCTACCACAAGCTTCACTGATCTCTAACAGTGACTGCTTAACATTCTGAAGGGCATGTGAAACAGGTGAAGGGATTACTTTCTTGGTGATCAGTGACTTATCTATCCCATGTTTAACAGCGTAACTGTTAGCATCTTTCTTATACTGATAAGTTTCGTTGTTAATTTTATACTCGTTAGTCTGTGATGCAAAGCCACATGAGTAGACAAGAACATCCCCATCAATTAGGCTGTACATCTTTGACCTCTTCAGTACCTATAGTACCTTTAAAGGCTTTCTTAAGTACATCTTTAATATCTTTTTTATTCTTAGAAGCATTAACTTCTTTAGTTATATCAACAGGTTTTTGACCCGGCATATCAATTATAAAACTAGGCATAGTATATACTCCTTGAGTTAAAAATGTAGGCAGTTTCTACACATGCCTAGGTGCGGGAGCAACCTCAGAAAGGATCATCTTCTTCAGGAAGATCTACCTGTGCTAGGTCACTTTGAGCAGAAGAAACATAGCCATCTTCTGCCAGCATTTGATCAGACTCAAACGTAACCATATCAATTACCATGACTGAGTTAAGCCCAACGCTAGTACCTTTCTTACCTTTGAAGTCCCATTCGTATGTGTTAAATGGAACCTTAACTTTAGAACCATTACCTATACTAACAGGCTCAGTCAACACATTACACTTAGAGTCAGTAACTTTTGGTGGGTACTGAGGGGACCCCTTCAGTGTGATGAAGTCTCCTTTCTCATCACCTTTGTTACGGGTAGCCACTCCTGCTTTCTTAAGCAAGGCTAATGAGGCCTTGTCCATGTTACCAAGATCCATCTGTAGCTTACCACTCATAGCATTAGGCTTACGAACGTTGGCCCAGTATGCTTCTCCACGTAGTACTTCTTTTTCCATAGTATGTAGCTCCTTTAGTGTGTCTCTGACCAATTATAACCTATCTTATACTCCCCGTCAAGGGGGCAAAGACAGCCTACCAAGGGGCCAGCATCCTTGATAGCCTGAACTTGTATCTGTCCAAGTTCTTCTGCATGTTCTTCTTTAACTTCTGTCTGCCATTCATCATGTACCCATGCTACCATCTTCCAATCAAGATGTCTAGCTTTTTCTGTCCATAACTCAGCAGCTTTCTTCATAAGAATAACCTCACCTGACTGCAACAACACAGACAAGGTGTAGTATGGCTCAGCTATAGGTATCCACCTCTTGTCAAGACCTATAACAAAGCCCCTCTCAGCAAGCTTCTCGTACTTATACTTAGCTCTCTTAAGAGCAGGGGTGTTGTCAAGGAATAGTTTACGTGCCTTACCCCCAGCCTGTGCTGATTCACCCATGATCTCACCTATCTTAGGCGCACCTGCACCCAACAACCACGCATATATAAAAGTCTTTGCTATATCTCTTGTCTTAAAGCCACCAGCTTTTTGATTAGCAGTATGGATGTCACCATCACACACCTCAGCTATGTAAGACTTACTACCTGTGTAGTGAGCCAAGACTCTGAGTTGAATACCTGAGGCATCAGTACCTAGCATCTTATAGCCTACTGGTACAGTGAATAAAGATCTACAGTCTTTACCATAAGGCTTATCAGAAGCAGGTACTTGAGCCATGTTAGGCCCCCAGTGTGACATACGATGTGTCTTAGCACCAATGGTATTGACTGAGCCATGTATTCTGTCTTCGTTATCTGACGCATCTACCCAGCTATTGACCATAGTAATACGTCTGTCTACCAAGTCCCACTCCATCACCAGCTTAGCCTTGGGGAACTTAACAGCTGCTGCTTCAAGCACCCACTCAGTTAACCTAGGGTTACCCTTGTCTGTGAAGACAGTAGGCTTCCACCCTTCATTAACAAGATGCCTGATAATAAACTGCTGACTATTCAGGTTAGGATCAGGCCATGTAATAGCAGAAAAGTCTCCGCAAATATCATCAAGATTAAAACCTTTGAGACCCACTCTAGATCTCTCACCTGTCTTTGTAGTTCTTGGGTGTACCTCTCTCTTGAAGGCTGG